AGCATCTATCATTTTGCAAGACGGGCAGCGCCTACCGCAGAAGAAGCCGCAGAAGAAGTGTTATTAAACGGATTGATAAGACCCATCCATTGGCCAAACTTCCAGGCAGAGGAATGATCACGCATGTAATCAAAAACCATCTTTTGCTTCTCAGCAGCAATAGCAGAATTCTGTGTCATGAATTTCGCTTGCTTCAAATTCTCTTCTTGAATCTTATTAGCAATCTCTTGACCTTTCGTTTGAGACCACATCAAATTAGAAGAGCTGTCAGAAGCGACAGCCTGAGCACGTTTCAAACCTGCGTCTGCTTGAAGTGCAGAATTCTGAACATAAGTCTGTTTTTCTAAAGCATCTTTCAACTTCTTCTCAGAATGCTGAGTTGACGTTTCAGCACCAGACTTCATCGCTCCAGCAATATCAGGCGCAACGATCGTAGGCGCATTGCCAGAAGCGCCAGAACCTCCAGTGGCAGAAAGTATCGGATTAAGACCAGCTTTGCGCATATCAGCAACTTCCCACTGATGGCGGTTCTGCATCGCTTCTTTCTGATGCTTCCACGAAAAATAAGCACTAGCAGCAGAGCTACCTAAATTAGCAACTCCGCCAATTGCTTCTGACCAAGGGAAACCCATATCACTGTCCTAAAGCAAAGATAACTACTGTACCAACAACGGCAAGCCAAATAACTAAAGCCACAACAACTCCTTAGAAGTGATCAACCAAGCCAGGCACTGAATAAACAGGCATCGGACGAGCACACTTCAAACGAATATACGAGTCAAACAAAAACTGCGGCTCACCCTGAACAGCGATTACACGCTGCACGGGCGGATCATCTTGAATGAATTGCGACGAAAGAGTTGGCAAAGAGCTGAAATTCTGCGCTAAATGCCAGCTGTCCAGCGGCTGAGGATCAGTCGAGCGAAACTTACCTGTGATTTGGCCAGGATAATAGCGATACTCAGCATAGCGTTCCTGATAGCCAAAAACTTCGTCATCGACAGCAGTGCCTTGAGCGTAGATCTCTTTATTGAGAACAGCCTGTTCGCCAAGATGTGCGAGCACGGGCCAATAAAAATCAAAACGGCTTTGGCGAGACCACATGCGATTAAGACCTTGCTGGTAAGTTAGGTCAGCACGAACATTCACAAAGCCAAAAACATAACCGTGCTCAACGAAGGACTTAGAGAATCCATGGAAGGAATCTGAACAAACACCATATGCCGCAAGATTACCCTGAGGGGTCGTCTCATTCGTAGCAGAAGTCTGCTGAACAGGATTGATCGAAATGCGAGCAGAGGAACCACCGAGGTATTCAGGACGCTGAAGACGAGCATCAGGCGAGATTACACCAAAGTGAGAACGCAAGATCTCTGTGTAACGCGTACCTCCGCGTGCGTCGCGCTCGTAGAGCTTTTGAATCTGGAAAGCTTGACGAAGATCGTTGATTGAAATCGGAGTAGCACCAGACAAATCAGCAAAAATATTGTCAGCTAAAAATAAACCACGACCAGCATAAAAAGAAATTCTTCCTGGATCCGAAGGAGCAGTTGCAGTAAGAGACAAAGGAATGGATTTAGAAACTTCTTCCCACCTCTGATCCTTCGTACCTAAAGGAACAGCATTAGTATAAGAAACAGGATAAGCGTTAGACCAGTTTTTAACACCCGAAATACCATCGTCTACATGATAAGAACCGTACTGCGCAGCTAAAGTAAAATGGCCAGAGACCTTCGCACTGCCACCAAGCGAAATCTCCACGCCAGGGCCTTTCTGCGGCCAAGGCAAACATGATGTGAAATAGTCGTGACGCTTACCACGACGAACCAAATTATAGTAAGCCAGATCGTCAGGACCATCGCCAGTCGGAACCTTCAAAGATTCTTGAAGATTCTCGTCTCTAAACCACTCATTAAAAATGAGATTGTAAGCGCGAAAAGGAAGCGCATTTACTTTCAGAGCTTTATCAATATTTGTCGGAAGACCGAAATAATCCCACAAGGTCTGATTCTGAACATTCGTGCCAGAAACGATAGGAACCAAAAAGTCTGTAGAGTCAGAAGGGTTCTTCTGCTCACCATTGAACTTCTGCCAGTTGTCCCAAACAAGGCGGTTGGGAACAAAGAAGAAGAAAGTCTCCAAATAAAGATTGTCCATGAACGGAACAATCGGCGTAGCCAAACGAGCAAACAAAGTAGCTGTCAGCTTAAACGAATCTCCTGGAAGAACTTCGTCAACGTAAAAAGGTACAAGAAAACCAGAATCGAAAGTTGTCTTATATCCATGAGAACGATCAAAGACCGATCGAGGAATCTGAGTCGAAGGAATCTGAGAGAACAGATGCTGAGTAGAACGATTAACTGATGACATCTAAAAATCCATAGCTATAGATAACAAAAAAGGCGGCTAGGTCCGAAAGCCCTCTCGACCTAACCGCCTTACGGCTCTAAAACCAAGACTCAAAAAGCTTTATCACCGTAAGACAAAGCATATACCACAAGTCAAAAAGAAAGCAAACATTCGAGCAGTGCGTTGGGTACCCGCACGTGCATCGGAGTGTCACCGGAAACAGTTACATCAAGTACGTAACTGTTTCCGGTGTGTACCCGTGCGCAAATCGTTGAGATACCTGAAAAAAAGAACCATTTTACCAAGGTGGGTAAAATGGTTTTGGAGGGATGGAAACCATCCCTTATATGAGTTATTAGTAATTACCCGTTGTTGTCAGAAACAGACGGTTTAACCTCGGTCGCCGAAGCGGACTGAGGTTCTTTAGAAGGCTCAGGAGACTTAACTTCTTCAGGAGCGACAAAACCAAGGTCTTCAAGCTTACTCCTCTGTTCAGGGTCATTAAGCGCCTTAAGAAACTCAGATGGTGAATTATTAAAGGAGGCGCGAATGCGGGACGGAAGGCTTTCAAAGTATTCAGTTGCACGAGCAACAGCATTCTGAGCAGTCTGAAAATCTGTGACATCAGAAAAGTCACCGAACTGAATTGGGCGCTTCGGCGAAAAAGGATCGGTCAAAAAACCGGTCTCAGCATACTTTTGCAAGATGTTGTCGATCATGGTCTCATCTTTAAAGTGCTGTTGAGTCATTGAAGGGTCTGTAAAAACAATACCTTCAGCCGTAGCATTTGTGTGATTAATTTTGAACTTCATATAAGCTCCATATAAAAAAGTCCTCGCACTGCGCAAGGACTGATTAGAAGAATCTCCGTGTTGCGGCCGCGTCTGTACTTAGACTTCAGCCTTAGCAGGCGCGGCCGCTTTGGGATCCTCAATCGCAGAAACGAAAGCAGTCGCAGCGGCAATCTGGGTCGGAGCAGAAGCTACAAGCTCTCCAGTCTCATCAGAGTACTGACCGATCTCATAAAGAAAGAAATCGTCGGGATGCTGGCCAACGGTAGTGCGACTATCACGAACGAGATCAGAGAAAGACCGAGATGCATCAGCGGCAGAACGACTAAAGAACGGCGTATTAAAAACCTGAAGTTTCGAATCGAAAACGGAAAAAACCTTAAGGATCATGATTAATTCTCTTCCATAACGCGTCTGAGTTTAGCGGCTTTCAGTTCTTGGACGCGTTCACGAACTGAGAGACGTTGCGGCGAAGTTTCGCCAGTATCTTCAAAATCACGACCTCGCTTTTCGCGAAGACGCTTAATCTCTTCATAACGAACAATATCAGAACGCTCCAACAACTTATCAAAATAAGCTGGAGGATTCATCATAATCTTCTCGCTAAGAATAAGTCGATCATTAGTATAAATATCAGTCATGTACTTTTCACAAAAGTCATGACCAATGCCAGGTTTCAAAGAGCAACGACAAAATTCAGCAACCTTACCATCATAATGCTCAAGCTTCAAAGGACCTGTAATTTTCTTCGTAACATAACGAGCGACGTAAGCGGCAGTCTCAAAGTTGACTGAACCAATCGAACTAAAGCCATAAGGCCAAAGTTTCTCAAGCGTACGGCTACGATATAAGTTATTGCCTCGACGAATCGACCAAAGCTGTTTATCAACAAAGGTCACACCAAAAATAATTGCATGATAGTGAGGACGGCCAAGCTTATCGCCATATTCGCCACACATAAAAAAGCGAAGCTGTTGACCAAAACGACTCATGAAGTATTTACGCATGCGCTTCATGAACAGCTGAAAATGCTCGTAATGAAGCGAGCCATCGGCAGGCAAATGAGCATCATCATAAGTCAGCGTAAGAAACATGTTGTTCTTATGTGACTTAGCTTCGACTACGCATCGAGCGGCCCATTCACGAGATTTAGAAAGCCTGCAACCAATACACTGGCCGCAAGGAATCTTAAACTCCGAAAACGGAATAGCTTTAGACGGATCAAACGTTATCGCATTACGTTGTCCATCTTTAGTCTTTTGACCAGCAAGACGATACGCTGTTATCGGGTGAAAGCAAGGCATTTTTCAAGACACGTAATATGAAGCTCACGAAGAATCGTCTCACGAGAAGAGCGAAAACGAACCTGAAATGAACAAAGAGCAACCCAAGGGCGATCGCGATAAAGCGTCCAAGTCACCAACTTGCGACGACCAACATAGCTTTCTTCACCAGGGATAAGCCAGCAGACGCCAAAGTCTTTAAGAGTAAGCCGAAAAGCCGCAGTAGCCATAGCGCAGTTCCAAATGAGATTAAGATGTTCAAAATGATAACTATGACGACCGCGGCAAGTAACCAGGGTTAACGCTTAAATGCGGAAACCGCCGCGCAACGGAGTAGCACGAATATTCAAAGTCTTCGTGCGTGATGCACCTTTACGAAAAATACGCTTAGATGCTTTACGAGAAAGCTTGTGACGACGACGAGACATATAAACCTCACTTTTTAAAAAGTTTCTTAATAGCCTTAAAGGCCTCCCAGATCGCAGAACCAGAGTTCAGCAAAACATTAACGAACTTAAGGA